TAATCATTCTGCCAATTCATCTAACTTTGCAAACAACAGTTCAAATCATGCGGCAAACAGTTCAAACTTTGCCAATGCTTCTAGCAATCATGCAAGTAATTCATCTAATCATTCTGCTAATTCTAGTAACTTCGCTAACACATCTAGTAACCATGCAGCTAACTCTAGTAACTTTTCTAACAATTCTAGTAACTTTGCTAACACTGCAAGTAATTCTGCAAATGCGGCTAACGCTGCAAGAGATGCAGCTCTAGCAGCAGCTGATAATTTTGATGATGTTTATTTAGGTTCTAAAACAACAGATCCAACATTAGATAATGATGGTGATGCTTTAACAGCAGGAGATTTATATTACAATTCAGTAGGTACTGTTTTAAAATATTACACAGGTTCTGCTTGGGTATCAATTACTTCAGGTGGTATTACAGATTTAGTACAAGACACAACTCCACAACTTGGTGGTATGTTAGATGTCAATGGACAATCTATTGGTGATGGTACATTAGAATTAGTTAAATTTGCAGAAACAGCTAGTGCGGTTAATGAAATAACTGTAACAAATTCTGCTACTGGTAATGCACCAGAAATAGCCGCTACTGGTGATGATACAAATATTGATCTTAAACTAACTCCAAAAGGTACTGGTAAATTAAATTTAGATGGAATTAAATTCCCTAATGCTGATGGAACAGCTAATCAAGTATTAAAAACTGATGGTTCAGGTAACTTATCTTTTACTACATTAACATCAGATGGAACTGCTGATTGGGACACATCTGTTAAAACAACAGGATTTACAGCAACTGCTAATAAAGGATATTTTTGTAATACGACATCAGCTGCATTTACAGTAACTTTACCTGCATCACCAAGTGCTGGAGATGAAGTTATAATTTTAGATTACGCAGGAACTTTTGACACTAATGCTTTAGTCATTTCTCCTAATGGAAATAAAATAGAAGGTGGAACAAGTAACTTACAATTAACTGGTGAAAGAGAAGGTGCAAGATTAGTTTATATAGATTCAACACAAGGTTGGTTAGCTTATTCAGGAATTAATGAAGGAACAGATGCTTTAGAAGAAACATCTTACTCAATAGATTTTTTAGTAGTAGCTGGTGGCGGAGGTTCTTGTGGTTATTTTTCTGGTGGATCAGGTGCAGGTGGATATAGAACATCTACTCAAACAGTAAATATAGGAACAGTAATTACAGTAACAGTTGGTGGGGGTGGTGCAGGTGGTCATGGAAATGGTAGTGTTGCTGGTGCAAATGGTAGTAATTCTTCAATATCAGGTTCAGGTTTAACGACAATAACATCAGCAGGTGGTGGCGGAATATCAGCACCTAGTAGAACAAATGGTGTTAATGGTGGTTCTGGTAGTGGTGCTGGAAATGCTGGAGGTGCAAATTTTGGTTTAGGAAATACTCCGAGTACATCTCCATCTCAAGGTAATAATGGTGGAAGTGGAGGTGGTAATGCTGGTGGTGGAGGAGGTGGTGCTGGTGCTGTAGGAAATAATTCTTCAGGAGATACTGGTGGAACTGGTGGAAATGGAGCAGCATCTTCAATAACAGGAAGTTCAGTAACTTATGCTGGAGGTGGTGGAGGTGGACCCTACTTTACGACAGCAGGAGTAAGTGGTGGAACTGGAGGTGGTGGAGCTAGTGAAGGATTTATACCTTCTACACAAGTAAAAGGAGTAAATGGAACAGCTAATTTAGGCGGAGGTGCTGGAAGTGCTAGTGATTATAGTGGTTCAGCTATTACACCAGTGGCATCAGGTGGTTCAGGAGTTGTTATATTAAGTGTACCAACTGCTAATTATTCAAATACTTCAACAGGTTCTCCAACAGTTACAACATCAGGAAGTAACACAATATTAAAATTTACAGGTTCAGGGAGTTATACAGCATAATATGGCACACTTTGCAAAAATAGGTTTAAATGGAAAAGTTATAGAAGTGCTTTCGGTTCATAATAACGAATTATTAGATAGTAATGGAGTAGAGCAGGAAAATATAGGAATTGATTTCTTAACTAAATTAACAGGTTATCCTTTATGGGTTCAAACATCTTATAATAATAATTTTAGAAAACATCATGCAGGAATAGGTTATACTTATGATGAAGATAGAGATGCTTTTATTCCTAAAAAACCATATAATAGTTGGATATTAAATGAAGATACTTGTAATTGGGAATCTCCAATACCTTATCCACAAGATAACAATAAATATAACTGGAACGAACAAAATCAATCTTGGGATTTAATAGAAAATAATATATAATTCAGTCAAACAATGATTGAAGCTAATATTAATGGGATATTTCCAACACCAATTTATATTTCTAAATTAAATAGAGAACTTACAAATAAAGAATTATCATTTATTGATAAAACTAAATTAGATACTTATAACAATGAAGGAAATATAACATCAAAAGAAAATTATATTCTTAACAATATTAAATTTAAAAATTTAAAAGAAGATTTAGATTTAAGAGTACAAGATTATTTTCAAAAAGTTATATCTCCAACAAATACAATTACACCTTACATTACACAGTCTTGGCTAAACTATACTGAAACAAATCAATATCATCATAAACATCAACACCCAAATTCATTAGTATCAGGAGTATTCTATATTAATTGTGATGATAAATTTGATAAGATTAAATTCTTTAATGATAAATACCAAACTATAAAACCAGAAATAAAAGATTGGAATATTTGGAACTCAGAAACTTGGTGGTTTTCTGTAAAGACTGGAGATATAATACTATTCCCATCTTCATTAACTCACATGGTGGAAACTAAACAAGGAGATAACACTAGAATTAGTTTAGCTTTTAATGTTTTTATAAAAGGTATTATTGGTAATAATAAATCTTTAACAGAACTTATATTATGACAGTTAGAAAATTATCTGTTGAAACAACTATAAAAAGATACACAAATGAAAATGGTTTTGCTTGGGGTATTAATACAGTAATGAAATCTTTAGCACCTGATGCTAGTTATGATTTAACTTCTGCTGGTGAGTTTATTATAGATAGATGGGATTCTCCTTTGCCACAACCAACATCACAAGAAATAAGAGATGAATACATTAGGCAGCAAACTATAGCTGAGTGCATTGAATACTTTAATAGAGTAAAATGAATATCATAATAGCAATACCATGTTATAGTGGAAATATATCTAATCTAACATTTCATTCTGTATTAAATACATTACGTTGGTTAAATGATTCTGGACACAATGTAAGACTTGAAACATTACCAACTGAATCTTTAATCAATCGTGCTAGAAATAAATTTGTAACTAAGTTTTTAGAAAATAAAGAATTTAATGGTACACATTTATTGTTTATTGATGCTGACATAGGTTTTACTGTTGAAAATTTAAAAAGAGTAATAGACTTTAATAAAGATATTGTAACATGCACCTATCCTGTAAAAGGTTTCTATTGGCAGCAATTACTAGATCGTATCAAGAAGAATACAGACATAGACGAGAAAACAATGCGTGATTATCTTTTGCAGTTTAATGTTAATCTATATCCTAACACAGAATTTAAACATGGATTCGCAAGAGTAAAAGAATCAGCTACAGGATTTATGATGATTAAACGTGAGGTGTTTACTACTATCATAAATAAGAATCCGCAGCTTAAATACAAACCAGATCTAAGAACAGGAATAGAAGGATCAGATAATGCGTATGATTTTTTCCCTGTCGGAATTTATAAAGAGAAAGATGGAGTAAACAGATTCTTATCAGAAGATTATTATTTCTGTAGATTAGCTGAAGAGTGTGGCTTTGAGATCTGGACAGACTTATCTACACCAATTACACACTTGGGTTCTACCGAATATCATGGTATGTTTATGACACAACTAAACAGGAAATAATATGATTACACTTATTATTGGTTTACTAGCTGGAGGTTTCATTGGTTATGCTTATAAAGATGAAATCAACAAAGCTATTGAATCTATCAAAGCCATATTGAAAATATAATAATTTAACCTATATACCCTTCATTAACCAATGGAGAATACTATGCTTGATTACAAATCAATCAAAGAATACTTTACTAAGTTTTATGCAGATGCTTTTGAAGATGCTAAGAAGTTTTGGAAAGACTATGCTAAAGCAGTTGAAGAATTCTATAATAAAAATAAATAAATAATAGTTACAAAACAATAAGTTATAAAAAATAATTTTATTTACTTATTATTCAATTAACCTTATCTCGCTTTTGCCAAACCAACTATAGGAGTTAGCATGGCAAAGAAAAGTAAATCGCCTACAGAACTTATTTATGAGATCAAGGATCTATTGGATGATCTCCAATTGAAACTAGATCCAGAAGATAATTATGTATCTGATGATGAAGAAGATCTAGATGATGATGAGTTTGATCTAGATGATTCTGAAGAAGAATAATCCACATAGTATTGGTGGCAGCAATGCCACCTTTACTTGATCCATTATAAATTTTTGTGTAATATATTTGTAGATGCCACACAAAAACATAGAAGAACGCAAAGCATATTTAAAAAAATATTATTTAAAAAACAAAGAAAGACTTTCTAATCTTGCTAAAGAATACAGATTAAAAAACAAAGAACAAATTAAACAAAATTATTTAAAAAATAAAGATAGAATAAGAGAACTTCATCAATCAGAAAAATATAAAAAAACAAAAAGATTATATCGTTTAAACAATATAGAATTTATTAAACAAATTAATAGAAATTATTATTTAAATAATAAAGATAAAGTAAAACAATACACCAAAGAATATTGTTTAAGAAATCCACATTTTAAAAAATCTCATTGTGCTAAAAGAAGAGCAGTAAAATTAAAGGCTACTCCTAAGTTTGCTAATCTTGAAAAGATAAAAGAAATATATAAGAACTGTCCCAAAGGCTATGTTGTTGATCATATAATTCCACTTCAGGGAAAAACTGTTTGTGGTTTACATGTAGAATGGAACTTACAGTATCTTACTAAATCAGAAAATTCGTCTAAATGTAATAGGTTTGTTTGGTAATACCACCTTTATTTAAATATCCCCATACAATTCACAATTGACTTTTTATCCACAAACACTATACCTTGTGTATGAAGAGAAAGAAAACAGCTACATCTGGTACATCTATTCGTTTATCTGCACATGAAAAGATTTGTGCTGAACGAATGAGTACACTTATCAAAACAATAGATGAGTTAAGAGTTGATGTTAAAGATCTTCGTGCTGATATGAATAAGGGTAAGGGTGTTATTGCTTTCCTAATTATTGTTGGTGCTTTGGTTGGCTCTATTCTTTCTATTCTAAAGTTCGTTAAATAAACAACACAGGGTTACATCGCAGTGAATTTAAAACATCGTAAGGGTATTACATCACAACTAATAGCACAGTCTTATTTTAGCACACAACCTAATGTATTAGTATTCACACCAACAGGTGGTGTTGGTCCAGTAGATCTAGTTGTGTTAAACACTAAGACAAATGAATATACTAACTACGATGTTAAGACTGTATCTTATAGAAAGTCAGATACTAAATATGCACATAAAAAAAACGATAGAATAAATAGATCACCATCAAAAATTCAGAAGGCTTTAAATGTTAAGATTGTATATGTTTATGAAGATGGTAAAGTAGTAATCAAATGAATTACGAAGACGTTAAAAGCAGAATTAAAAAGCACGAAGGTTTTGTAGCTAAGGTTTACCTTGACTCATTAGGTAAAGCTACCATTGGCTATGGTCATTTACTTACAGAAGAAGATGACTTTGTTGAAGGTGTTATCTATGACAAAGATATACTTGAAGCATTGTTTGATAAAGACTTTGATAAAGCTAAGCAAGGCATGGAAGAATTAGTTGGCACATTAGATATAGCTATGGCTGCTAAAGGAATTATAATTGAGATGGTATTCCAATTAGGAAAGACTGGTGTTTCTAAATTTAAGAATATGTTTGCAGCTTTAAATGAATATGATTATACAC